TTTATTAAGAATTTCCAATAATTCCCAATGATAATCTTCATTATATTTTTTTTCTGGAGGTGGTTTTTTGAGAATTTCTACTATTTTTATAGGATCATAATTATTTTCACTATATATAACCTGTTTTATATTTTTTAAATTATTTTTGCAATTTTCCATATATTTGACTATTTTTTTTTTAATACCATAATGTATTATAAATGGTAATCCAAAAATATTATACCAACTACTTTTCTGTGGATCATTATGTGGCATTAATAATACACTTATTTCATAATATGGTAAATATATAAATATTATCCATAATCCCATAGGTATGTAATGTATATATAAGAATATTTGAGTTACTACTTTTAATAAATAAAACCCAATTTTACCGATATTACTTAAACAGTATTTTCCGTTGAATGCATTATCTAAAAATAGTTTTAGTTCTGTTTTAGTATCTAATGTTTCTAAATAAGGTTGGATATTTCCTTCAATGGAATCTTCCAATAAATAATCATCCACAAAATCATCTGCATTTTTTTGATCTTGTGGGTTAGTAGGTTTTTGTTGTGTTTGGTTATTAGGCGAATTATCTAATTCGTTTTCTGTTGCTGCATTTATAGCTAGAATTTTGGTTCCTAGTTGGCCTATCATCCCACATAATTTGTTTAATTTTTTTTTAACATATCCATTACCACCTTTCATTTTTTTTATTGTTTTTTTATTTTTTTTTCGCTTGTTTTTTGTTCCTCCAAAATATCGATTCCATTCTTTTTTTAATTTTTTTTCTTTGTAATAATGTTTGATTACCGTTTTTATATTTTTGATATCATATGTTTTCATTTCTATTTCATATGCATGATTTATTTTATCGATATTTTTTGGAATATCTAAAAATGTGGATACTTCTTTTATTATAAAACCTAAATCACGATCATGAGGAATCTCATAAATATTTAATATATATGGTAAAAAATGGAATACTTGTGTAAAACTTTGATTTTCATGAGAATTCATATAATAATACATTATATTTATGAATTTCAAATAATATCTAAATATTATTTGAAACACGGACAGATTTAATGATGTCGAACACTATGTCTCTTTCTGCAAAATCGACGTTTGGTTCCAGACGCAGTTTTGCATCCTTTTACCTTTTTACATTTTTTCGCAGTCTTACCTCTGCACAGCGATTTTCGAATACGTTCACGATAGATTTTACGTTTGGAAGCAGATACGGCCATTTTAGATAATATATATTATACCAATATTTTTATTCCAATTCATATATGGTCATTCTCAACGTCGTATTTGCAAAATTCGGTTCTTTATAAGAAATATCACTATTTTTACTATATTTCTCCAATAAAATAGGAGATTTTGCTAATTGTTTCATTTTTTTTATAAATATTCCTAAATTCGGTTGCGTCAAACAGAATTTCAAAGAAGACCCCCCTGGTTGTTTCGCACAAAATTCCAGAAAATGATTCAAATGTATCATCCATATCGATTTCAAAACGTAATACGAAAACACTTGGGTATCTTCATGATAAAACCCCGCTTTTTCGGGTATAAATAAATCGGTATATTTCAATTTATGATGATTCAATATTTTTTTTACTTGAAATACCGTGAAATCCATTTCCACTTTCAACATTTTTTCTATTAATAATGTCCATTTAATTAATGGCAATCTCCCTTTTTTTTTCGGCGGATCTGTTAAAAATACTATAAAAACAATATTCATGATTTCTGCCCATAATTCCGCATACGTTTCATATATACGGAAATCGGTAATTGCTACTGGAAACAACTGTAAAATAGATGTATTGATGGTTTGATTATCTAAATCTATAAAATCCAATCCTAAATTATGAAAGGTTTCATGCATCAAAACCTTGAACCATTCTTCTTCCCGGAAAATATGAATATTCGTTTTTTCGAAAACACATCCGGTGGTAAATGCCGTATTTGCACAGATTTGATCGATTTTTTTACGGGAACTATTTGGGAGAAATTTGGAATGATGGGTTAAATATAAAAAAATATTCACTTCTCTCGAACATTTGGTGTTTTTTAATAGAAAAGACGTTGCGAGAGATAACCATAAATAGATTTTCAGGATCGTATGTTGAACTTTTGCTTCGATTTGTGCGTCACTCATGATAGTAGGTGGATTTACGGTGCGATTCACGGTTGGAAACCATAAATGTATATGAAATATTTTATCATGGATATTCAAGGTGCATTTACGTTGTATACACGTGTCTTTAGGAATTTTATCGATCCAATTCCGTCTTATTTCCGATGGAATATATTCGTAATCCGCAAAATGTTTATTCTCCCATTTTTTCTCGAAAATTATTTTATTATATTCCCATTGTAAATAATATTGATTTATTTTTAATAATAGATTGGATAAAAAGGTGCGGCTCAATGGGGTAAAAGAGAATGTATTGCGTGAGGACAGTTCCCCATGTTGTTCTAAATAATGGTATAAATAACGTGATACCGATTTCATTACTATTATAAGAATATATTTCATTTTATCCATTGTGCCGAATATCATATCTACATGTTGGACAATGGGCATTTCTAATAAACCATCTACTAAGTTCCGTCGATTTAAATACATGTCCACAGTGATTAATACGTGTGATGGACTCTCCATCACGGAATTCTTCTAAAGATATTGGACAAATATTCGATCTTAGTTCATTGTTTGAAATGTCGTAATTTAATATGGTAGTTGCATATAATATGTCATTTTGTGTTGGAGGTGTATTACTGGTATTGTTTGTAAACAAACTTGGGAGAATTCTCTCAATGTCCAATGTATAGGTATTATTTCTTAAAAAATCTCTCAAAAAATTCGTATTATTATTGTTGTTGGTTCTCGTTCTCGTAGTTGGTCGATCCCGATCCCGATTCATTGGTAATAAATGTTGCGTAATATCCAATATCGTCCGCACATTTTCTTGATACAATCGCATTTGACTATGATAATCTTCTAGTAGATTGCCCCATAATTCAAGTCCACGATTCGGTTCGGTTACTGCTGGGTTCTCTACTCTTTCAGGATCTATTAAATCTGGTATAGAATCTGCATCTTCTTCTACAATTATGTTTTCGTTTTCCGTCTGTGTTCCTATTCCTGTTCCGTTTCCGTTTCCGTTTCCGCTCTCTAAAGAAACAAAGATAGGATCATTTACCCATTCTCTTAAAAAATTCAAAGAAACATCACTAGAATTCGTAAAAAACCGTTGAAGATTATCATTTAATAAATTATGTAATCCATGGTTTGACATTTTACTAAATATATATTTAAGAATGAATGAATATTCACATTTATATTGTTATATCCTAAATACCTTTATGCCAAGAGGAATCTATAATTTAGGAAATACCTGTTTTTTAAACACTTGTTTACAAATTCTATTACATACGTATGAATTACATACTTTACCATTAGAACTATGTAATACTACGATTATAGAAGCCAAATTCGTAGAACAATGGATTCTTTTTCTAAAAGAAATGAATCCGGAACTTTCAATAGACAAAGAAGAACCATTTTCTCCCAATTCTCTCATCGCATGGGTCCAACATATTGCTAAAATACAAAACCGAATGTTATTTACTGGCAATTCCCAAAATGACATGACCGAATTTCTCTTGTTTTTCATGGATTCTTTTCATACTTGTTTTCAACGATCCATCGATACACAAATACGGGGTCAAATTGAAAATGTAACAGATAATATGGCGGTAGAATGTTATAAAATGATTGCGGACATTTATAAAAAAGAATTTTCGGAAATAAGAGATCTATTTTACGGTATATCTGTATCTAAATTAATAGATACCCAGAATGCCAACCATATTTTACATTTCAAACCCGAATCTTTCTTTATTTTAGATTTACCAATCGAAGGACCGAATCTTTACACTTGTTTACAAAAATACACGACTCCGGAATTATTAGAAAAGGAAAATACATGGTTCAATGAAAGAACGGGAGAAAAACAAGAGGTATATAAACAACTCGTGTTTTGGAATTTCCCGCCGATTTTAGTAATTTCTCTCAACCGATTTTATATCGATATTCCGCATAATTGTCTTTTGAAAAATATGCTTTTAGTAGATTTCCCCATCGATACTTTAGATCTTTCTTCTTTTGTGGAAGGATATCATTCTTCTACCTTTCAATATGAATTATACGGTATATGTAACCATATTGGTGACATTATGGGAGGACATTATTCGGCTTTTGTAAAAACGTATAAAAACGAATGGTTCCACTGTAATGATCATATCATCGAAAAGGTAGAACATGTGCAACAAATGGTGACTCCCATGGCATATTGTTTATTTTATCGTAAGAAAAATAACTCTTTATAATATAATAATTTGATTTGATTATGGATATGGATACGATGACTTCTGAAAATATTTATAATAACACAACCGATCCAAATGGGTTACATGATCCCATTTTAAACAGTATGTCTGGGCCGGTTGGTCCTTTTGCAATATCCGAGAGAGTTCCAGAACCAAATACTTTACCAGAAACAGAAACATTTGAGGATCCATCTCATGTTAACATTCGAAAGTTCGAAACACCAAAATTTACCTATGACTATCTTAAAAAAGTATACCACGCTTCTCATATTTATATTTTGTATTTATTTATTCTCCTCTATTTAGTCATTTATGTATTTCTAGCAATGTTTTTAAAAAACAATGTAACGGATAATATTGAATTGGTTCTTAAACGTATTTTTGATTACACTATGCTTCTTATTATTATTGCGGGGTGTGTATATTATTATACAACTGCAAGTGAGGAAGCAAAAGCAAAACCGATTACAACACTTTGGAATTGGTCTATTCAATGGATGCAAGATCCTGTCAATATGTATGGTATTATCTTTTTCAGTATTGCGTTTTATATTTGGGTATTTTTCATGCATATTAATATGCGTTCCGAATACACACCTTTTTTAATTCATTTATTAGAAGAAAAATTATGGATTATTCTCGTATTTTTCGTATTATTTTTCGCAATTCAATATTTTTTCAATATTGATATTTACGGATTTTTCTTTGGTAATGAACTAGTGAACGGTGTTTTAAAAAAAGTATCGGATCATGAAATTAATGATAAGGGTGAACTTACGAAAGGAAATGCATTGGTAAATCGCGATCAAGTATTTAATATTTCCAATAATTTGTATACTTATGACGATGCTCAACATATTTGCACGGCATATGGTGCTAGATTAGCCAATTATGACGATATGGAAAATGCCTATAAAAATGGAGCAGAATGGTGTAATTACGGATGGTCGGAAGGACAAATGGCGTATTTTCCTACCCAAAAATCAACGTGGGAAAAATTGCAAAAAGACCCTGCAAACAAAAACAAATGTGGTCGTCCAGGAATAAATGGAGGTTATATGGATAATAAATTCCTCCGGTTTGGTGTGAATTGTTTCGGTAAAAAACCGAAACCTAAACCAGCGGAACTTGCCATGATGAATAAATCTTTACCAAAAAACTCAGAACAAGCAGTGATCGATAAGAAAGTAGAATTTTGGAAAAAAAATGCGGATGCACTGTTGAAATTGAATTCGTTTAATGCTAAACAATGGTCGGAATACTAAACTAAACTTTGTATTCTGTTTCTGAAAAAGAAATATCTTTTAATGGATTGTAAAAAAGACATTTTTCGTTATAACTATTATCATATATCTTATAGGTAGTGATGTCCGGTTTTGTATACCATTTGTGTCGACTAGTATTTGCGCTAATCATACCATCACATATATCTGGTTTTCGAATCTCTCCATATTTTTTATTCAAATTACTATTTTCGTCTCCTACAAAGGTATTTTTAAACTCTTGAATAATAAAATCTGGAATAATAGGATTTGTTTCGGCTAAACGATCATATTCGCTACTGATAATTTTGAAAAAATTAGTTGCATTCATTCTCTCATTTGGTGCTTTTGCAATTTCGATTAAAATATTTCTAGATAATTTTCCCCATGCAATTTCACAAACACGATGGGATTCTTTGAATTCAGATACTTTGAAATATTGCTGTAAAGTATTTATCATTCCCACAAAAATATTGGTGGAACCTACGATAAATGGAACATAAGAAACTGGATAACTAGCTTGAGCGAAAGACGCTGCACCACTTAAGGTAGATAATACAATGGTTGTGATAGTAAAACAGCCATGTAAAAAAGAATAGTATTTTTCTGCACGATAATTTAGCCATCGGTAACATTGTGCATAATCACACCATTCTACTAGGATTTCTTCGTTCTCGATGGACCATGCCATATATTGCGGTTGTATGGTTGTGTCTAAATTATGGATCGAAGTATCGGTTTGGGGTATATTCATTCTTTTTAGTTACATTGGTTTACGAAAAAAAATAAATATATACATTTATTTTTTTGTTTTTTATTGTTTTTCTTTTTTTCTTTTTTTTCTTTTTTTCTTTTTATTTTCTTTTTATTTTCTTTTTATTGTTTTTCTTTTTTTGTTAATTTGTTTTATTTTTTATTTCAAGAATATAATAGAATATTTAGCGAATAAACGTATCATTTGGAACATAAACCGTATTTACTTTTTCACGGCACAAAGCACAAGATACGGTATCGCTTCTTATTTCAATCATCGTTTTAATACATGGATGACAATAAGAATGAGCACAATTGGTTAAGACACTTGGTCTGGTTTCATAACAAATTGGACATTCACATTGTAAATTATCTTCTGTAAATTTCGAAGGATCTACTACCAATATAGGAGCCGTTTCCGTATTACGATCTACCAATTCGATTTCTAATTCCAAGGTTAATTGTTGGAAAGATTCTCGTAAAGCATTCAAATCTTGAATCGACAGAAGATTCCGGAAACGACCCACTGCGGGAGTTAATGGAAATGGAACAATCACTTGTGCAACGGGAACATTCGAATTATCATTAATAATGAATGTTGGCCGTCTACGACGTTGTTCTTCTTCTAATCGTCTTTGATTTTCCGCGTTACGTCGGTCTCTTCGTTCTTGTCTTCTCTGCTCTCCTAAATGGATATAAACCATAATCAATCTTTCTAAATAAACATTATAGTTCATATCGCGAGAAAGACCATATCTATCTCCCAATTTATATACAATCGGTCTACTAATCGTAAGTGGAAAAACAGCATTATTGCCATTTTGCGTAAAATCATTCACTAAATTCTCATTTATTCGGTCGACATACATCGGACAACTACGAATATCGTGGTCGGTTTGTCTGCAACAACTACATCTTCTTTGGGAACTCATTTTGCATATAAATTTATCTATTCAGTAACGTAATATGTTATGTGATTGTTTACTTTTAAAAAAGATCAATTTTTTAGCAGAGACTTATTTCTCTTTTTTACTGTTTTGTTTTTTTTTACAGAGGAAGATGAAGATACCGTAATTAAATCCAAGAGAGAATCAAAATCTTCTCTCACTGCAACGGACCATGGATCTTTTTCTACAGAATCGATTTCATGGATATATGGACAATATACCAATCCACCAGGTATTGCTAAAGAGTCCATACCTAAAGACCCTCCCCCAGTAAGAGTAGAAGTGATAAGGGGGGCATCTACCATAAAAGGAAGCCCCCCACTTCCTCCAATTGCGGAAAACTGATATTTTTGCATATAATCTAAATCCATGTGAGGTTTTATTTTGTAGAGAGAATATTTTTCCTGCGAATCTCTTTTACTATTTTAATCTCTCGATGTTCTCGCATATAATCCATAATATATTCCACCGTTTCTTTTTCTGGAATAATTTCCGTCAAACATTCTTCTATAAAACCATACGATAAGGAAGAATATTCCCGTTTTTCTTGCACAGATAATTCGCCATCTGGAATGGAGAGAATTTTATGAGAGATTCCCTTTTCCTCCATTTGGACCATTACATTTTCCGTCAATTTCTTTTTCCATTCTCGCATCGTTTTCATTTTTTCTTGTAAGATTTGGATTTGATTGTCTACTAATACCCATTTTTGAACATATTTTTCGAGAGAAATTTCGTTTGCGTTTGACAACATATATAGATCGTCTATATATGTTATTATGTATTTATCGTCTTCCTCTTCTATATCTTCGACTAAATCGTTTTCGGCCCATAGGACTTTTTCTTCCCGTTTTTCGGCCAAATGTTTGATTGGCAACCAAAAGAACGGCAGGAACGGCTAATTCGGCTAAAACATCTCCACCCTTTCGTTTATTGGAACGTTTTCCTTTTTTACCTCCCGATTTTACTAAAATAGGGGCAGAGCCAGCTGTATTTGGAACACTATTATTTACCGTTTGTTCAACCAGAGCAGGACTTAATTGACTACCTCCAGACATAGGCATATTTTGTTGAATCAGATTCGTTCCATTATTTTGTGCGGAATGAGGATAAGGACCAACCACTTGTTGTGCCCAATCGGCAGTAGTTCCTCCTCCATGCGTTTTATTGGGATTTTTTTTAGAATGATTTGATTTCGATTTCGATTTAGCCATTGTATATATTTATATTATATATTTTATTAGGAACGCCTAAATATCGACATTTTTACAAGGTTCTGGTTTTTTACAAATAAAAGTTAAAAGTAAAATTAAATTTGCTAAAACAATAAAGATGAGAAATACAAGATAAATACAGAATAACCATAAATAAATATACCATTCATTATAAATCACTTGACCAACCGGTTGAATAATATTTTCTTTTAAATATCGACGCGAATCATCCGTTTTTAAATAGGATAGACATGCATCCCACATATTTTCTTGGTTTTTATGTTTATGAATCCTTTAGAAAAGAAGATAGATGACTTAACGTATTGTATTATGTAAAGAATTCGTCCTAACCGAAAAGCTTTTATACATGGATAAACTATAACATGATTCATGACACGAATGAAATAATGGATTTTGAAAATAATATTACTTTTATTTCGCCTAAATCGATTTCAAGTGGGAGTTATATCATTAAATGTTTTGATGTAAAACAAACGTCTCTTTTTCTCCAATCTCCCAAATGTAAATCGAAAATGGGAATTCAAAAAGCGGGAAAAAAATTATATTGCGATCTGGTATTCACCTATGAAGATGAATCCTTTTTAAAATGGATAGAAGATTTGGAAACGTATTGCCAGAAAAAAATATTTGAGAATCGATCTACCTGGTTTGATTCCGATTTAGAAATGCACGATATTGAAAATTCTTTTCTGCCTTCTCTCAAAATATTTAAATCCGGTAAACAACATATTTTACGGGCAAATATTCCACAACGTTTAGGCAAATGTTCTCTCAAAATTTACAATGAAAACGAAGAAGATGTCAATGTGGAAGATATTGTAGAGAATTCCAATTTAATGACTATTTTAGAAATACAAGGGATTAAATGTTCTTCTCGTAGTTTTCAAATCGAATATGAAATCAAACAAATGATGTTGCTAAATCCCATTGATATTTTCGAAAAATGTGTATTTCCAGTAAAAAACAAAAAGAAAGATTCTGCTGAAAATCCACATTTAGGAAATTCTTTGGAAAAGATAGAAGAAAAGAAAGAGGTAGAAGAAAAGGAAGAGATAGTGGAAGAGGTGATGGAAGAAAAAGAAAAAGAGGAAGAGGAAGAAAAAGAAAAAGAGGTGATGGAAGAAAAAGAAAAAGAGGAAGAGGAAGAGGAAAAGGAAAAAGATTTAGCAAAAAAAATAGAGATGTCGAAAGAAGAAAAAGGTGACATTTGTGAAATCGATTTAGAAATATCAGATACTACGGAAGATGTATTACAATTAAAAAATCGTAATGCAGTATATTTTGAAATGTATCAGGAAGCAAAGAAAAAAGCGAGAATGGCGAGAGATTTTGCGCTTTCTGCTTATTTAGAAGCAAAACGGATAAAAAATACCTATTTATTCGATGAAGCATTTGATAGTGAAGATGAAAAGGAAAAAGATCTAGAAGAAAAATCATTAGAAAATATCCTTTAGCAAACTCGCTATAAAAAAACAAATTCACATAAATAATTTTGTATCCCGTTTATATACACGAATATAGTAAAGATGTCAGGTATCATATCGGGACTTCAAAAATTTTTTACGAAAGAAAGAATTATTATTTTTCTGGTATTGGGAGTTTTGTTGTTTTTCTTAATGTCTTATTCTGGTGAGAAGTATCAATTTGCAGATGGTATGGAAGATAGTGGAAATTACCCGAAAGATGGAAGTGTCGATCCTTTAGCACCATCCAAGATGATGAAAAAAACATCCGGTTCTGGATCTGGATCTACTAATTCCGATATCTCTTCTATGGCAGTTCAACCCATTACTCAAGGAGGATATAGTTCTCAAAATGTTGCGAACCCATCCGATTTATTACCCGTCGATCAAAATAGTCAATGGGCATCTTTGAATCCGGTCAATCAAGGAAACCCAATTACTCCGGACTTATTACAAGCTGGATATCACATTGGTCTAGATACTATCGGGCAAACCTTGAAAAATCCAAATTATCAATTGAGATCGGATCCTTATATTCCTAAAGCGGCCGTTGGTCCATGGAACCAATCTACGTATGAACCTGATCTTATGCGTGTTCCTCTCGAAGTTGGATGTGGACCTCAATAGACGATTTTGTTAGAAAATAGATGATTTTTTATTGTAAAAAACAAATTCTTTTTACAATATAATTCTTTTGCAATGACTCGAAAGAAAAAAATAGACATCCATCCTTGTTTTGCATTATTACCAACCGATGTTACCAAATATCTTTTACAGTATGATGATCGTTTTTATCTCTCAAAAGACGGGAAAATCATCAGTTGTTTTTCAAAAACGGATTATCGATATACTCTTCTCTCAAAAATCCCTACCTTCAGTTGTATTTGGAATTTTTACTATTCAAATGGAAATGCCATTAGTTATATGATTCATATTGCCTTTTTATCGAAAAATAAAAAAAATAGGTTTTCTCTCTCTTATTATGACGATGAAACCGAGATAAGAAAAGTGATTTTTCGAAATCATCGTTCTTATGAAGAATGCATGTTTTTTATCTAAATATCTATTACACCATCCATTTTTTGTAAAAATAAATAACATCCGGTAAGTTTGCATTTCTCCCGTATTTTCAGAGAGATTTTTTTTGGAGGGTTTTCTTGGATGCTGCGATTTTTGGTTTCGATTTTTTCTCTCAAGGTATCTTCCATGGAAACTAATTTCGAATGTGTCTTTTTGTATTTTTCATACAAAGCGTCTAAAATATCCATAAATCGGTCGCGATTGATATGTCCCATATTTGGTTTTTTGGTCGACATGAAATGTCCGGGATATTTATCTTGCCATTCTTTCGCGATTTTCTCAATACATTCTCTCTTTTCTGCAGAAGTATCTCTCAAATATAATTCTGGAACGGGATTACTATTGTTGATGGCGTGAAACCAATCCACTAATTCACCTTTAGATGCATCTACTTTGAAATTAATAAGAATAAATGCATCGGTATGCAGGGATGGTTCTTTTTTTCTCGCAATTTCCAAAGCATAGAGACGATGAATGCCATCAATAACTTGGAAACATTTAGATACGGAATCATAGGAAAAATGCAATACCCAATCTATCGCATTTTTCGGTTGGAGAATCGCGGTTGCGATTTCTCTCGATCTCTCTAAATCCGGTGGACGATTATATTCCCAATTTTCTATTTTATCCATCGATGCCAATAAATCAACCATTCGACATTTTCCTAAATAATGATCTTTTTGAAAAGTATGGATGATTTCGATATTCATATTCTTTTGGTGGATTTAGAGAATAAAAGGATATCTCTCTTTTTTTCAATTTTTTACAATAAACATAAACATACATTCTACGAAAAATGGAGAGAAAAAGAAAAAGAAAAATAAAAAACAGGCTAAATATAAATACTTTTTTATGGAATCCAAAGTAAATACCCATGTATTTCCCAATGGGTTTAGGATGATTCATCAACGACCGACGAATCAATTAAAAATGACGTCGATGTATTGTTTCTGTGACGTGGGAAGTGTTTTTGAAACCGATGGAATTCGTGGCGTCTCTCATTTAGTAGAACATATGTGTTTCAAAGGAACCAAAAAAATACCGGATCCTCGTTACATATTTTTAACCTATGATAAAATCGGGGCTTTTTTCAATGCATATACTGAAAAAAGACATACTTGTTATACTGTGAAATGCGAAGATAGGTATGTAGATAAATGCACCAATATGTTAGCAGATATGTTGCTAAATTCTACGTTTCCCAAACGATTCTTTGAAAAAGAACAAAAAGTAGTATTGGAAGAAAATATCCGGAATGAAAACAATATGCAGAATTTATTGGGAGAAAGAATCGATGCGATCCTATACAAAGGTAGTTCTTATGAATATCCAATTGATACCTTGACCTATCATATGGCGAAAACCGATAAGAAATATATTCCAGCAAAAGATATTTCTCATCAAAAATTACTCGATTGGTATCATTCCTTCTACATCCCTTCGAATTTCGTATTTAGTATTGTTTCCAATCTCTCCTTTGAAACCATCCGTAAGATTCTCTCGAATAGTATTTTTACAAAACCATTTCAACCCTTATCCACTCTTTATTCTAAAAACATGTCCTTATCTTTACCACCAATTACGAATAAAATATCCATTATTTCTTTTCCTAAAATAGGTGCATCTACCCATGTGATTGGTATAGGATTTCGAACATGTTCTAGAGTTTCCAAAGATCGTTTTATGTTTAAATTATTAAAACACGTATTGAATGGGATGAGTGGGAGATTATTTACGTTATTGAGAGAAAAACACGGTCTAACCTATTCATCGGAATGTATTACGGAACATTTCGAACATACAGGATATTTTATGGTTGTTACCGAAACTTCCCCGGAACATACCATGCCTAAAACAGGCGTTCTCCCTTTATTAATTCAATTATTCATAGATTTGAAAAAGAATGGAATTACGGAACAGGAATTCCTAGTAGCAAAAGGGAATATTCGAGGGAATTATATATTGAAAACGGAAATGAGTGATAACCTTGCCGCACATAATGGAAAAGAATATCTTTTACAGCCGAATTTGGAAACCTTTGTAACCTACGACTCTTTATACCGTAAAAATATCGAACCGATTACCAGAAAAGAAGTAAATGCGGTCATTAAATATTATTTTACAGTGGAAAATATGTTGATTGGCATTACTGGAATAAAACCACCGACGGAACCTAAAATACGAGACATCTGTAAACGATTTATTTAGCATGTTTTGGATAAAAATATAGATTATCAAATAATCTATCCGCATAATATAACAAACAACCAATGGATTTTTCTCTCGTTTTTATTGCAATTGTGTTTATTGTATTTGCATGTTGTATTTATAATTATATTGTAAATACCGATGATTTCCAATTAAAATGTGTGGTTTCTGGTGTAGATGGAAATAAGTATTGTGTGAGAGAACGTGCCAAATTAGAAAAAGCGGCGGATCTATTAGCATCTACTACTAAAAAATGTAAACAATTAGTGGATTATGTCTACCAAAAACACCCGGAAAATGATTTTGCACAACGATTAAAAGCGGGATTTAATCCACAACGGATTGTAGAAACATTACCTACGAGTGAATATACCGCATATAGTGAAAATAAGGGAGAGAAAATCGCATTTTGCCTAAATCCCAAGAAAAATGGGAATTTAGATGATTTGATTGATGAACATACCTTGACGTTTGTTGCCATTCATGAATTGTCCCATGTAGGAACAAAATCGATTGGACATAAAACCGATTTTTGGGAGAATTTTAAATTTTTATTGACAGAAGCAAAAGAAGCGAAAATTCATGAACCAATGGATTATAAAAAAAGTCCCACCGAATTTTGTTCCATGCCAATCAAAGACAATCCATATTTTGATGTTTAGAGTTTTTTACATTGTAAAAATAATAATTTTTTAGAAAATATATATCGCCTTTTAAATATATATTTTATTTTTGTATGTTATTACATTATCAGCGTAAACCCCCTACCAATTACGCATACCATAACCATCCTCCCGTAAAACCGCATTATACCCGTAGACAAGTCATGCAACATCATTTTAATCACATCGTAAACAATACGCCTAAACATGTAATAGACTTGCATGAAATGAAAAAAAAACAAGAGGCGAAACCGAATGTTTTTACTCCAAACCATGTTTTATTTGAATTCAATAAGGTCGCTGCTGTGAATCCATTGGTAACGGAAACGGAATCTTCTTTGAACTTACCTCTGGAAAAGGATAATGTGGTAGAATATGTAGTGGATGATTATATGGATATGGGAAATATATATATATCCGAATTTGAAAAACCAGAATATAACCCCATGTATTTCTCTCTACGGCATTATATTTCTAGTAAATAAAAAGGGTGTGTTATATTTTCGAAAAATTGATCGATCGAAGAATATAAAAATATAAGTATATATTATTCTATTCTATTCTAGAAAATGAACCAAAACCAAAACCAAAACCAGAATGAGAGAAGAGAGAAAAACAACGACCATAATTTATATTCGAAAGGTATGTTGGAAATGAAGGTGATATTATTACCACAAGAAATTGGAGAGAATAAAACCGGTAAAAATCTAAAACAAAAAGTAGTTCAACAAATCGAAGGAAAATGTATTCAAGAAGGATATATAAAACCGAATTCGGTAAACATTTTACGTTATTCCGCAGGTTTAGTAAAAACCCAATATATTGAATTTTCCGTGGTATTTGAATGTAAAATATGCAATCCAACCGAAGGATTATTATTATATGATTGTGTTTGCACGAGTGTTACCAAGGGTGGTATTCATGCCAATAGTTATGATCAAAATGGCAATATTCCTGCAACTATTTATATTTACAGGGATCAGTTTGCGGAAAACCGGAATTTTCAAAATATAAAAAAAGACGATAGATTTGATATTAAAGTAATTGGTGCTAGATTTGAATTAAATGATCCTTGTGTCGAAATTATTGGGGAAATATGGGGACGAAAAAAAGAATAGGTATAATAATGTATATAAAACTTTTTTATTGGTTATTTATTATTCATGTCGTTATCTTCTTCTTCTTCTTCTCTCTTTTCTCTCGAAAATATCAAACAAAAAATAGATGGAATGCATGACAAACATCATGTGCATATTGGTTCTATTTTACGAAAAAATCCGCAAATTAAACTGAATTCCAATAAAAACGGTATTTTGCTAAATCTCTCTACGGTTCCTCAAGAAACAGTAGATGAAATTGTAAAATATTTGAATTATGTTTCCGACCAAGAACTTTCCATCTCTCAAATGGAATCAAGTGCAGAAGAGTTGAAACAATTCATTACTGAAAAAGATCATAAAGACAATTATAGTATATTACTTAACCAGTAACATAACAATAAAAAATATATGCAATTATATCATATTTTTTATAATGAGTGTAAACCCGTAAATATCGATCTTTTACAAGAATTTTCGTATTCCAAACCAATAGAGGAGATTGTAAAAAAAGAGGAGACTGTTCTAATTCCTATTTCGACTCCGGTTACACCAACCGAAAAACCCGATCTGTTAGAACAGCAATGTATGAAAGCCACGGGAGTGCAAGATGGTTTGTTTTGGTCTATTTATATTGCGGTATATGGTTACGGAGAATATTTACGTAATAAATATAATTACGGTAAATTAGAAGTAAACGAAAAACAACGAATTGCAGAATATATGGTATCGATTGGAGCGAATAAAATAAAAACGAATTATAAAGTCACTCGGTCTTTTTGTGGAGAAATAGTGGCCGATTTGACTTCTTTACCTAGAATGGTGTTATCTGGACTGATAGGTATGTGTGTATATTATAAAACCGATATTTATATTGTGGACATTGTAAAAAATACATATTTGTATTTTTTATATCAAGGTGAGGATACGAATTCCAAAGAAACGGATACGATTGTCTTATATAAAAATCCATTACATACCAAGAAATTCCATTCCAATGAATATTTTGTCGATATTGGATTCACCATTCAATCCTTGGCAGAAATTCATGCGAATTATGTAGGAATCGAACATTATCAAAAACCATTAAAAGGTGTTTCGACGTATTTAAAACCGGATTTAGAAGAAATCGCTAGAAAAACCGTATTCCGCGAAAACAAGTCGATGGATATTTTATCCAAACAAGAATTGTATACTAAAATATGGATACATTTATCGGATGTCTAAGATAGATATTTATGTAAATAGAACCAACGGTCATAATAATCCGGTTTTGGATCTACTAAATGGACCACATCTTTATGCATAATGGCAACACTATCCATAATATTTTGATCTTTTCCTATAAATCGGTCGATAGTAATAAAATATTCCAACATTTGGTAAAACACATTGTGCCATTTTAAAATAGATTTCGACGATCCACCAAACATGGTTCCGCCTATAAACCCATTTGAAAATTGAAAATCCGGCAAGTGTTCTAGACTATTACATTCATATACATTTTTTGGAAATGGATTCACTAATAATAATAATATTTTATCTTTTGGTATTTTATCGGGTTTTGGCCAATGGATAAATTCGGTGTTTTTTCTTCGAAAACATCCAATATCTACCCATAAAAAAGTATCGGTTGAAAATGGATTCATTTCTACTGCTCTTTTTAAAAAATGGGATTTTTCATTCCAAATCAAATATAAATAAGGATTGTGATATTTTTCATGGTCTTTTGTTACATAATGATACTGAAATACATGGTAATATTTATATGTGTAAAATTCGGTGAAATCTATAACCATTATTTTGGTTGGATAGATGGAATTATCTTTACGGATCTCTTCTATGATTTTTACAGAATCTTTATCACAAAAAATAAGCATAGGGGATTGTATAATCAACATATTTTGCATCCATGTTACATAGGTTTCATGGTTTTTTTTTGATTTTTCCAATTGAAAATAAGAAGTTACAATAGTCGTCATTTTTTATTTATACAGTATATGGAAATCCTTTTAATTTATATTCTGGTTTATAATATATATTTGGCATATCTAAATTAGTTGGTAAAGATGTCGTGTTTCTTTTTTTTTCGGATACAAAATCATTTCGAATAAATGTAAGTTCAAATACATGTGGTAATTGAATACCATCAATCATTTGCATATTACAACCATTATTTGCATGTAAATGAACTAATGTATGTGTTTTATTGATATCATTCAATAGCTGAAACATATGTTCATTGTGGATATCAGATAATCCTTTAAAATAATTTGGATGTAAATGAATGTCTCCAGGACTATGGATTTCAATCACCAATTGTTTTATCTTGGAAATATAATTTTCTTTTATAATAACCGGCATTACTCTAAATTCGTGACCTTCTATATCTATTTTCATAAATATATCATTATAGTTTTGTATATATTCTAGTAAATTGGTCGTGTCATTCGTATTTATATTTCCTAGATTTTTTTTTATAAATTGGATCTGTTTATCTGTTTTAGGTAAAGACGCAATAGTTCCATCAAATGCGACACAAGTTAGATTTGGATATTTTGTTAATAAATCTTCTTCAAAACTAACATCATTTGAAATTCCACCAGAAATGAAAAAATCATATTGTCCTGGTAATTCTACTATAACATATCCACCATCATAATTTTTACCTATTCTTTTTTTTGGAAAATCTGTTTGATATAAAATTAAATTTTCCATTCTATGTTATTTCAATTCATTTTCTTTCATATAAATTTAGTAATTATATATTATTTACAATTTGATATAGATAGGCATTACACCATTTCACATATTCGATGCGAAACCGGAACATCTTTCTCACTTAATTCTGCTCACGGAGTGGGTGTTTTTAATGAGAAAAGGTGTAAAACAAAATGTTTACTGGTATATAATATAATATATAAAAATTAATATATAAATTAAATATAATAATAAAATATAAACAATGGAAACTATAAGAAATAATTATTTATATTTATGTAATAGACCTAGTGATATTAATGAACACTTACCTATACTATATAAATATGCAACTAAATGTGAAAGCATTATTGAATTGGGTGTAAGAGGATGTATTTCTTCTTGGGCATTTGTATATGGACTATTAAATAATAATAGTGTAACCAAGAAAATATTATTAAATGATATAACTTCATGTGATATAGACAATTTGTTGATTGCAACTAAAAATTTAAATATTGATTTAAAATATCAATGGATAAATGACTTAGATTTAGTTATTACAGAAAATGTAGATATGACATTTATTGATACTTGGCATGTTTACGCTCAATTAAAAAGAGAATTGGAAAAATTCAGTGTTATTACCAATAAATATATTATAATGCATGATACCACGATAGATGAAATTTATGGTGAAACGGTAAGAATTGTGGAATGGGATGCCGTAGAACAATCTAAATGGACTGGATTTCCAGTTGAAGAAATTAGAACTGGTTTAGGTAAAGCAATTGATGAGTTTTTAATAGCGAATCCACAATGGAAATTACTGGAGAAATTTACAAACAATAATGGACTTACTATATTAGAACGAATATCCGTATAATATTGAACATTTCAAATTATCTATTTTTATATCTAAACAAATGGGATTTCCGTAAAAGGATATATATAATCATTAAATAATTGTTTTACGAAAAAAAAGGAGATTTGGTCTTGAATACCACATTCTTGAATATGTTGATACCAAGTTGTATTAATATCAATAATAGCTTCATGTTTCATATTTCTTATTAAAAACCCACATGCACAATGATGTTCGGTTATCTCATTTAAACCATTTTTTACTTGATTTAATATATATTTTTTATATTTTTCACTTTCTAATGTATATCTATATTGTCTCATACTTTCATTATATTCATTCCATACACTATTATGAACCCCCCAATGTTCACGTAATAATAAGGCATAATTTTGCTGTATAAAATAATTAATAATATAGTTTTCTACAAATTTTTCATTTACCATTTTTAATTTACTATCTAAATAACACAAATAGTCATATATTTTTAATTCTGGGTATTCTTGTGGACAGGTTTTTATATGTTTTCCTACCATACAACTTTCTATAATATCGTCGGTAGTTGGTTTGTCATCGTAAATTCCAATCCAATTTGTGTGTTTTAAATTTTGAATAATATTACTATTGTTTGTATAATAATAACATTTATATTTTAATGATGGTAAATCTGGAATTTTAAATGCCTCGTTATGGTTACTTCCGTAAAAATATGTATAGAATGCTAAATTTAATTCTGTCATATATATTAAACGTTTATATTATAAATTCATTTTTATCGTTGTAAATAAAATATATGTTCTACATTATAACCTGTTTTCGTTTCCATCGTTTTTAATTCGTAATTTATATTATATTTTTCAAATATATTTATTAATTCATTTTTATCAAATGATAAATTTTGGACTTTGACATTATGTTTTATATTATGTGTAATTTCTTTGGTTTCATTAC